CCTTACTGCGTCTTCAGCAGAACGTGAGCAGACCCACCAGAATACGCGTACGTATAAGAAGCCACAAAATTCGCATACAAGTTACGAGCACAACAATTCGCAATGGCGGCAGAACCACGAAAACGGCAACCAGCTCTGAGTTTATGACCAGAGGTACTACTAAGTCGGTTTTCGTAACTATAGGCACATTCTCCAGTGCTCTCACTTCCACCATTTACAAGTTTCCATGGACCATAGGCTATGCGCTTTGCAGACCAGTTACTACCAAGTTGTTGACCTTCGCCAATCTTTATGTATTTGTCTTCAAAGCCAAACTTTGTTTCTACTGTGTTAACCTCAACAGTAGAGAATGGAGCCACCCATTGCTTCTGATCAGGCTGAAGGTATATCTCCATCAGCTGACCTGTACCTGCTGTTGTATTGATTGTTTGGACCAATTCACAGCCACCACCAGTATATTCGTATATATCACCACAGAGAGATTTACCGAGGCAAATTGGAGCTTCAAGTATGACACCTATGTCATAGTTGGTTGCAACACCAGAATTGTTCCACAAAGGAACATTCTCAGCCTCGAAGATTCTGTATAACCTTGCATTCATCAATCCATCCTCAATGCCATCTATACCCTGTGGAGTCTCATACCAATATCTTCCTCCATAGCACTCAAATTCTTCTCCAGGAGCAATGCCAATCAATGAGGCAATCGACAAAGCAACCTGAGCTTCACAGCAACGCCACTTGGCTCTTTCTCCATTCATGAACGAGGTCACTGTGCCAAAACTCGCTGAAGAACTCTTCCTTATTGAAGGTGCAGCATTGAATGTACAATATGACCATATATCACTATTTGATGGTTTGTATCTGAAACCTCCATTATGTCGCCATGTAGATTCTGATGAACAAGAGTGGTTACTTGACACGCCTGTGCCAAACAAGCCTGCATTGTGCAAGAACTTCGTTTTGTATCGAACTTCCATACATGTTATAAAAGCATTCAATGCATGGTACCCACCTTCTGCTATAGGAAAAGCATTGCTGCTTGCATAATTGTTCGCTCTCGCCCAGACAGCATTGTTAAACTGCTGCATGTCACTGGAGCGAGGAAAAGTGCCACCATAGAACCAGTTCAAGACATTTGATCCATCATTGGCTCCTACGGTGTTTGTGTCGCCAACAGAATAATCAAAGAAAAAACATCTTGCTTTGTTTCCTACCGTAGTCACAGGGTCAGGATTTATGCCTGTTGGAGCAAGAGGATAATCCTTATGCACATTGACACCATCCACATAACCGCCATCAGCAGATATTCCCTTCATCACAAGACCACTTGCACCCTTAACATTGTCAATGAGATATATCTTATCTCGACGGCCAATGAAAACAGAATATTTAGTTTCTGTAGTCTCCCAAGGTCTTAGCACCCTAACTTCGTTTCCTTTGGCATTATACAACTTTGTTCCCCATGCATAGTGCTCAAAGAAATGCACAGCATCAAAAGCTCCTGCTTCACAATACTTGTTTGATGCTCCAGCATCCAAATACAATGCCACATCGCATTCCGCTTTTTGAGCCATAGTGATTCCCACAACTGGAGCATATCTGCCATCTTTGTATTTCAGCCAGCAGTTATCAGCAAGCTCTCCTACAGGTTCTTTTTCTGTTTCGTTAATGATCGCCGTACAGTCTATCAAATATGGATGCCAGTTCTGCAAGAAGTCTTCATCGCCATCAAACAGCTGACCATCTGCTGACATAGAGTTTTCATCCCAATACCCAATAGCGTACTTCTTAGACTGCACATGAACAACGAATGAAAGAGTATCTGAGAAAGAATACACATTCGATCCAAACAGATACACGTAGTATCTCAATGTCACCTCAGAGTCTTCTGCATTGTAGTAAGATGCCTCACCTGTTCCTTGATTGATATAGACGGAACCACCACCAGCAAGGACACGAAACTCGTATGTGGCAATACCCTCGCCTTTGGTATGTGCATTTCCCCCAATACCATTCGCTGACACACGGATAGGTGTTATGACTCCACCTTTCACTTCACCATGCTCATCACCACAAGACACATTGACAGATTCAATGCCCACAGCGTGAACAAGCATGTTCATAATCTGCTTGGTGCCTGTCGTGTCCATATCCTCATATATTGGGCAAGCCTCAATAGTGAGGTAATCCGTCCAACTTGCATTTTCTCTTGGAGGATCTACGGTCAGAGTGTGTCCGTTTATATGGACACGCCCTCTGATCGTACTTTCTGCAATGTTGCCCGATGTGACCTCCAGCTGATGGCTTACTCTGAATTTGAGGTTGCTCACCTCCATTCCCGAGACAAAGAACTCTACACTTTGCCCTTCATTCATTTCGCGTTGGTCACAACCAATAACAAAAGAACTCTCTACAACCTTGTCTGCAAGCACAGTCAAACCAGGGAACATTTCAAGACGGTATTTCTCGTATGCCTGTATGCTTCCCGATGCTGGCTTCACAAAACCTTTTACATTAGCAGTCAGCGTAGGGTCTGCACCAGCTTTAATCAAGGCATTTATGTGCTGTTGTGTTATCAGTACAGGAGCATTTCGTGTTCCTCCCTGCCAATTAAATATCTTCATATCAATTTTGTATTTTATAGTTCTTTGACAAAATATCTAAGAATACCAATAGAATGACATTCGACACTTCACTAACCGTCGCTTCATCCATATTGCCTATTCCATCCACAGAGAGTTTCTTCAATGACGGCATGGACATAACTCTCAGTATATTGATGTTCTCGCCAAGCGCAACATCGGTCAGCGTCTGGGTAGATGGCAGGTACACTCTTGTGAAATTTGTTTCACGCAGATCCAGTGTGCCAAGACGAATTTGCTTTGACAGGTCAAATTCTCCTGCAGGAATGCCACGGCAACCTTTTAGCGAAACCTTTTCCAAGTTAGTAGCATCTACAACTATGGTGCCCGGGTGGAATGCAGCGACCTTGCCGTCAGTTGGCTCTGCCACAAATTCAGTCAGACGCTTTCCCTGAAGGGAGAACTGATCGTATGGCGATGCGTATATGTCACCGATATTTCCTATAGAAGTAAAATAGTTCATACCATATAAAGTAAACGAACCATCACCAGAGATATTGCCCAGGCTCATGCCATAAGTCTCATTTGGGCATACTCTCACATGAGGATCCACAGGCGAATCACCATTTGAGCCTGTTGGCCAGAAGAAACGCTTAGACTTCAGTTTAAGGTTCACCGCACATGCAGGGTCAGCGAGTGAGTGCGTGAGCGAGAAAGCACCTGAAGCATCGTTTATTCCTGTTATGCCTTCACGCTTAGTTCCGAACTCACCCCATGCAGCATATTGAGACGCGAGAACAAGCCTTCTCTTCATATATTGCTTCTCCGACTGTTGCTGGTCTCCGAGTGATTGGGTAATCGGTGCAATGGCACGCGCCTGGCTTCCTGTGCTGACATAGCCGAATGAAGCAGGGAACTCGTACCTTATTCGTGCAGTCTCATTCATTACATTCTGAGGCCAATAGTCTGCATACTGCCAGAAATACTTGCACATTGCTCCATACAGGCTGTTTTGGTCGCTACCGTCAAATCCGCTTATTTTATCTGCAGGACTAACGAGATTTGCTATTGCCGTGAGAACATCCCTCATGTTAGACTGAAGCTCTCGATCCGAACTGTATGTTTCGTACATGTCCTCAATCAGGTTGAAGTATGTGCTTGCTATGCCCTCATAGTCGCGCTTCTGCTTGTAGCCTCCCTCGACATCACTCTGGTCGTGCATTCTGTCAATAAACCACCGCTTGGTCTGCTGGCCATTGTTATCTGTAGCGATGATGGTGTCCACATCATCCTGATACATCCAGATAAGACTCGTTTCAGGGTCTATGACGAAATATGTATTCTTCGAGCAGTTGTCGGTACCAGCAAACAGATAGTTTATCAGATTGTAGTGTGTCTTGTGATTGACAGCGTGGGCATACCTGCCGAAATTATCTCTTGCATGAGCTGCTATTGCAGCATTCAGTCGCTTGTTCAGTTCTGCATAGTTGCCCTGTCCGTCATTCTGCCACTGCTTGAAAGCGTCAGCAGTAAGGGAGTCGGTCCTTAGGTCACGAACACCAGGAAGATATTTCTGCTGACTGTCTGACCAAGTTCCTGCATCAACCCATTCTCCACTTGTATAGTCAAATCGAATGACGGTATAAGCATTATCTCCTCTTGTGAAATACCAAGGACTCTGCTGATATTCTTCCTGAGTTATGCTGTCCAGTTCTTCGTATTCTGCAAGCCACTCAGCTCTGGTTTTTGTGGTAGAGTATCTGAGGCGAGAGTTATGGCAGTACACAAAGTTTACGAATCTCTTGAAAATATCAACAATATCCTTCTTAGGCTCGTCTTTGGCATGTTTCGTGCCATCAGCATCTGTAGTTTCCGCATCGTATGTGGCTCCCATGTCAAAGTCGAAATGATTCACATAGTTGCCGTTTGTATAGTCGAGCATCTGGAAAGCTTCCTCGCCACTGTTGTACACTATCTTATCGTCCCAAGGACATCTGAAGTCACACAAAGCACGGTTGTTGTAGCTACCCTCGAACATTGCCATCAAAGGCATAGTCTTCTTGTTGTAGCCCATAGTTGGCTTATCAGCCTTTCCGCTTCCCCATGTGCAAGGCCCACGGAAAACAGGTGTGTCTGTCTCTGTTGGCTGGTGGAACAGATAGTACGGCTCTTCATATACCGCAAATCTCGCCTCTGGGTTTGCCTTATGCAGTGCCATACCGCCTGTGACTGCCTTCATAACATCATTATAGATGTTGCAGCATCCCATCTTATGAGTTTGCATTGGTGAGGCATAGTTGATTTTGAATACATCCTTCACGCTCAGGGCTTGCCCCTCTGCGTGTCTGATTGCCTGGCCATGATACATGCCGTTCAAGTCAAACCATCCATCTGGAACTTCTATCTGCACTCTTTCTTTCTCTGCGTCTGTAAGTCCTGAGTACGAACTGCCTTGTATTTGTACTCCATCAAGGTACATAGGACATTCTGCAGCTTCCTCATCTGTAAAATCACTCTTTGCAGGCTTCCAACCAAAGTCTTTATGCACAAGCGACATGAGAATAGTAACCATATAGGCAATGTCTGAAGCTTTGGTCTGCCCATTGTTCTCATAATAAGTGTTAGCCGTAGAGCCTTGTGGCTTCATCATAAGGCATGATTCTCCTTCGGCAAGCCTGTTCTCTATGTATGCCAGGTATGCTGCTTTGCCCAGAGTTCCAGAATACTCCTTCTGAAGATTGCCATTATCGTCATACTTGCACCACTCCAGATAGCAAGCCACAGTTGACTGATTACGCTTGTATGGAAGTCCTCCATGCACAACGAGACAGTTTCTCTTTCTGTCGTTCTTGACCTTCGAGTATGACACAGTGCCATCATCGCCTATCACGTCATTTATGGCTCTCACACGAGCCTTTTCTTCTGCTGATGGGAGGGAGGAAATATAGTTGTTTACGATGTTCTGAGCTGTGAGGGTGGTCTTGTAACATCTTATTCCGTAAATATCAATATCACATCCCTTTTGTCCGATGTGGATTCCGCCATGTCCCAGATTGGAACACCATTGGTTTTGGCGTGTAACATCATAATCAAACTCTCTGTTGATATATCCATTTATAAAGATACGGCACAACGCCAAAGGTTTACTGTTGGCTATATCATCAGCATTCCTGTGTGCGCTTTCGTACATTCCCATAGGATTTATTCCAGGCACAAGATTTATCACCACATGAGTGCGTACCTCTTCCTGCCAACGGAAATCCTGTTCCTCTTCATTTGTCTTCAATGCCGTCATCAGGAATGCTTTCAGTGGACCCATTCTGAGACCGAGGATTCTTGCAGTTCCTGCAATCGTTTCGCAGATAGATATTATCGGGTCTTCCTCATTGGTCACGTTCCTCACCATATAGTCAATCTCCAGCGACATTGCAGACTGTGCCTGCGTAGCAAACTGGCTCCATGGATTATAGCCTATATGCAATGACTGACCGGCAAGGAGTCTGAATATCTTCTGACCGTCCACATCTGAAGTTATGAAACCGTCAGAAGTTCCACCTTGCATTCCGTGGAATGTGCTTTCCACCTCCGCATTACCGTTTGCGGAATTTAAAACCCTTCTCCAGTTGCTTTCGGTGTTGTTCCTGACCTTTGGATTGAAGAAAAAGTCCGCACCTGGTGTTGGGGCGTATGAGTTAGAGTTGTCCACTCTTATATACTGATATTGCATCAGAGCACCGTCATAGTTTCTCACGGTCTCTTGCATCCAGTTCACCCAACCACCGTTTCCTGCGGTTTTCCGTAGGATATAAAGATAAGCGTCATACTCTGTCTGGCTCTCACCAGTCACAGAGTCCTCTATTTCTATAGTCGCATCAATATCCTTTGACTCGCCTGGCAGAACTGAGTCTTCTATGCGCAGATACTCTGCATTGAAGTTCGTTCCGCTTTCGCTGTAGTCGCTCAGGACAATAGCCATATCTATAGGGGTAGAAGTCGCTTTCATCGGCACGGTTGCATCATCTGCCTTCCATACAGCGTATGACGCAAGAACAGTCTGGACATAATTAGTTGCTTCGTTCTGTGTCTGCTGCAGCATCAGGTAAGGTGCCGTGAGTTCTGCCTGTGAAGCACTGCCATTCACTACCATGAAACGCGAAATGATCTTTTCGCTTTCTAATCCATTTGGAATGCCATTAGAATCCACTTTTCCACTACCGTCATCACAACTCATCCAAGCCCTGACCGTATGCACTCCGTGGCTAAGCATTCCGTATGCAGTATTGTTCGCTATGCTCTTCATCCAAGGGCTGCTTGCAGGATAGTTCTGGCTTGCAGTCATCTTCTCTGGAGTCATAGTGTAGATTTTGTTTTCGCTGCCCACACGACCTGTTATCTCCACATGCAGCCATTTCTCTACTGCACCTGTTATCTGATAGCTCAAATCAAAAACGCCATTGCTTGCATCAATAGGAAATGTATATGATCGTAGGTTCTTTATGGTAAGGTTGACCGCATTCACAACATACATGATGCTTGGTGTTGTTCCTGTTCTCGCTTCACCGTCACTTTCGTATGAGAAAGTCACATACGCCCTCACATAGTAAGTTCCAGCTATGATTGCACCTGCATTTGAAGGAAGTGCTTCCATGAGGTTTATGCTGACAGGGAAGTTTGTAGCATCTTTGTCCGCTCCAGTTATCGGCATAGAGCTCGCTTCTGTCCAGGACTGACCGTCGTTGCTTCTTTGGATGTGGAGAGTTCCCACGCAGTTGTATGTTTCTTGGGTGTTGAGCACACCGTTTACATGCACCGCATAGAAGCGAGCCTTCACTTCCATACTGCCAGTTGTCTTCACCGTGTAGGCAGAACCGCTTACCTTATCACTTGCCAGCTGACCGATATAACTGTCACCCTGCACTGTCGATATAGGTAGGAGAAGGTTCTGCTTCAAAAGTCCTGCATACGCTGTCGGATCCTGGTCGTATGCCTCTGCATCAGTTTCTGAGTTGAAAGCCTGCAGGTAATACATGGACTGGCTCTCATTGAATTTCCATCTGAGATAGCCATACTTACCTCCTAAGGCTTTCTGTGCGGCTTCACGCACAGCCTTGCCGCTGTACGCCTTGCCGTCTTTTGCATTCTCACCCTTCCAGCTCAGGAAGTCAATGCCGTCCTGTTCAAAGCTGTGAGTTGATATTTCTATTTTTGCCATAATATATGATATATAAATATGTGTTAGTTCACCACTGTGCCCTACAGTTTTGCTGTAGGGTCCTATTCTTTCCAAGCATCAGTCTCACTCCAGGGGAGATTGTCTTGCCAGCATCCACTTCCGTAGCAGCTGCTGCTCCTTGCCAATACCCAAACAAGCAAGGTTCTCATGTTCACCTCTGTCAACGCATGGATATTCTTTTCTGCATCCACATAGTACATACCTGTCACTTCGTGGATCTTTTTGTTTTCGTCACACCACCGTATCATTCCTCAAATGTCATATATATTCCGAAAGCATCAAGGTCTTCTGTATTCGAGGATAGCTGTTGCCATACCTCTTCATCCATAGGCTTGTGTAACTTCATGCCGTCAAACATGGCAGAGACTTCATCCACTTTGTCGGAAACATCTTTCACATCAGTCTTCTCTGCCTTGTTATCCTGGAGTGCTTTAATCTGGTTCTGATACATAGCAGGATTCAAGCCGATGGAAACGTATGTCACAAGGCTCTGCCATGTCTCTCCGTTGTCATAGCTTACCTCGATGCCAATATCACCACCTCTCATCTGAGGCACTACACATTCGATGTTCTTTCCTGTGTCTATGCCACCTATTACAAGTGTACCAGCATCACTCACGCCTATCTCAAAGCCTTTGTTTAGATAGGCTCTCAGTATCTCTGCTGTCACCTTTGCCGTAGTTCCCGTGTTAGGAGAGTACAAGAGAAACATGTCTGAGTTCTCTACGCTTCCCACAACCGAGAACAAGTTCATTAGTTCTTTTTGAGTTATATCCATATAGCTTGTTTTTATAAGTAAATATCACCACCAAATTTGTACTCATCAAATTGTGTCTTGTTGAAGTCAAACGCTTGCTTGTGCTGAGGTTTGAAACTGAACCTTGGATTGTTTAATTCAACAGTAACACCACCCTGAGTTTCGCTTCCAGACTCATCCAGTTCCTTCGTCAGCACAAACTCCTCGCTTGTGCCAGGAGGAAGCAGACTATAGCCTCGTATATAGTCATTCACATCCATATCGCTCGAATCATACACTACAAACATATATGTCGGTGTGTTGTTTCTTATCACCACGCGATTGTTCTCGCAAGACACTATTTCATCGTATGTGACAAGATGTGGTTTCTGGTTTCCAAATCTTGTGAATGTCCTGAGAAACTCTATGCCAGTTCCTGCGTATGTGCCTATTATCACTTCATTTGTCTTGTATGTTCCATTTATGAGAATATAGGCATAGAGGTATTTTGCACCACTTGTCAATGTAACGGTTGCCCCTGATGCCGAGCACTGAGTTGAACTTACCGCATCACCCAGCCTGTAGCATATTCTTGCAGTCCGTAGGGTAATCATTGCACCAGTCTTGTTTTCATATACAAGACATCTGTCAGAATATATTACACCATTGTTCGTGGCATTCAGCACTCTGATATTGAAGTACAGAGCATAGTTGTTTGGGAAGTTGCTCCTGCTTCCCTCTGTTACTGATGCATCACTTCCATGCTGGAAGTTCCCTGTGTATGGTGGAAGCTTTTTAACCTCTCTATCGCCTGTCAGGAACAGTTCTGCACCATTGTATTTATGTCCCAATGGTGCAAGCCTTACTGCCATTGCACTTGATGAAGGTATCTGTATCTGTCCACATGCCTCACCTGAGCTGATGGAAATCCAAGGTAGCCACAAGAACGTGTCTCCCACATGAGTTGCGGACGAACCTACAGGCTGATAGTCAAAACTGATTATACCACTCATCTTTGCTATATCCATTGCGATGTGGTTCTCATATTCTGCCTGATTGCCCCAGTGTTTATATATTGCCTCCTTTATCCCCCTTGTGGCTAATCCACTGTTTGATGCAGTCAGAAGCGGATAAGACGGCTTGGAAACTTCTGCGCCATTAGCATACAAGGTTACTGCGTTCTTTGCAAGTGTGCCTGTTACCTCGCCATCTTCCAGAATGCACATTTCTGTATTATTGACAGGAAAACCGATGTTGCACAAATCATCTACAGAATTGATTGTGGTGACTTTCTGGCTTATCCACCCATTGATAGACAAATTGCCATATTCATCGAGGTACATATTTTGTTCTCCTTTGTTGTTAAGCACATAGAAGTTGTCTGCAGTAAGCCTGATGACCTTCTCCATTATGTCTATTCCAGTTTCAAGCAGTTTCGTTTTGGTAGTGTCCAGATCATTCTTTGTGGTATTGGCTGTTGCCAGTGCTGTGGTCACATCACTATCCATCTGATTAAACCCATCATTGATAGTCTGGTCAATAGCCTTCCCACTAACCTTCAGATGTAATCCGTTTGGATCATTGATATATCCATCTGCTGTTAGTTCGACTCCCTTCTTTCCATTTTCTATATAGTAAATAGACCCATTTGTTATAACCCATCCTTTTGCTGTAGAAGACAGCGATGTGCTGCCATCACTATTATGAGTCACACCATTGCTATTCACACCAATGAACATTGCTCCTGCACCCAGAACATCAACATATCCACTATTTGCCAAAAGAACACTTGCTGCTAAAGCCTTGAAGTTACTGAATACAACCCATGTGGAATTATCACCACTCGATGATGGTGAAGTACCTCTATTTGATGCCTTCCCATCTGCAAGTTTTCTGTAACCACCGCCATACATTACAACATCCACAAAGTGGTCATCATTTAAATATGTTACTGTGGAGTTCCATTCGCCACAGAATCTCACAACAGCACCAGGTAATCCTGGAATGCCCTGAAGACCTTGGTCGCCTTTGGCACCGTCTTCGCCCTTTGCTTTGATTCCTGTATTATGATAGTCACCATTAGTACCAATAGACGGATCCCATTCATACCAGTAACCATTCACAATTTTAGGAGCATGACCATCATCTCCAACGGCTGAGAAAGAAGTTTCAACTCCATCAATCACCCAAAGTCCTCTTTCGCTAATGGTAGGGGTTGAACCATCTTTGCCATCAGCTCCGTCTTCACCCTTTGCTTTGATTCCTGTATTGTGGTAGTCACCATTAGCACCAATAGAAGGGTCCCACTCGTACCAATAACCATCTACAATCTTTGGTGCATGGCCATCATCACCAACGGCTGAGAATGATGTTTCTTCACCCTCTATCACCCAAAAGCCTCTTTCGCTGATGGAAGGAGTTGAACCATCCTTGCCATCTTTGCCTTTAGCTTTAATACCTGTGGAATGATAATCGCCTTTACCTTCATTCAAATCTGGATCCCACTCATACCAGCATCCATCATCACCGATATATGGTGTATGACCATCATCACCAACTGCAGAAAATTCCGTTTCTACACCTTCGATAATCCAGTAGCCATTTTCACTGATAGTAGGTGCATTGCCGTGCTTTATGGTGATAGTGTATGTTTTAGTTATCACCGCACCACCTTCACACTCCACAGTAAGATCCACACTGCAGCTTTCAAGCTTCAGCATTCTTTCCTTCTCATCATCACTAAGCTCGCCATCCACCTTCACACCATCAATGCCACTGACATACACAGTCGAATTTCTCACAAAACAGTCACACCCTTTTCCTACAGCTGTCAATCTGTAGAAGCCAGTTCGAGGTTTTTCACGCCCATTATCAAGCAACAGTTCACCATTTCTTCTTGCAGTCACAGCAGTCTGGAATCTATACTTTCTGACAACGCCACCATCCTCAGCAGTGTCTTCGTTCCACAATCCCCCAATGACTGCACCATCATTACCAAGTGTAACCTCATCAACATAGCAGCTTAGCTCCACACTATAATTTTTAGCGTCGAGCAATCCACTCTCATCAGTTAGATCTGCAATATCCAGCTCCTCTATATGACCACTAAAGAAAACATTGTTGAGATATGCAGAATATCCGCTTAAATCCGCAAACGACCCATCTTTCAAAGGAATTGACAACCCTGAAACATCGCCCAGCTGCATGGCGACATTTCTGTATGTTATATCCCATGTGTTTTGCTTCATCAAGAACCTTGTGAATGTACGAGTCCTATAGACGCTCTTCTGACGGCTCTCATTTGTGAAGTTGCCGTATGCAACAATAGCCATAGCTTTCATCGGTTTCAAGATGTTGTCGCTATAGCTTCCCGTAGTTCTGATAGCAAAACGAACCTTTCCGTTTGTGTAGGTCACGCCATCAAGTTCATAATCCTCAGGATGGTCTGTCACATAAAAATACACAGTCGCGAATCCTGAAACTGTCAGTCCGTTATTATCTGCAGCAGCATCTTCATCCGTTGCATTGAAGTGCTTCAATGTCTCATCAGTATAGTGCCATACGCCCATACAAATGTCATCCTTGGCAAACGAGCCGACTTCACCCTCCTCTAATTTCAGAAGGAGATAGTCACCCCTCTCATCAGAACCTACAGCGAGAACCTTGCCTGCACCTGGTGCATTCCAGCTTGTACCGCTCTCTACTGTTACCCTGTTATACCTCAGTTCTGGAACCTCTAAGAATGAACGCAAAACAAGCGACTCCAACTCACCTGCACCATCCGCACCAATCTTCCATCCTTCGCCAGTCATGATGCCAGAGCGGAACACGCTGCTTCGTACACTTCCACCCACCAAAGCGTCACCAGTCACATTGAGACCTGCAAACTGTACAGTATCACCAGTTCTCACTGCCTGATTCATCCAATCATCCCAAAAATGACCATACCATCTGATAGCATTATCTGCTTCCTTCGCATGTTCTGCTTCATCAGCGTTCTTGGCATGTTCCGCTTCATCAGCATTGATTGCATGTTCTGCTTCGTCTGCATTCAAAGCGTGCTGTGCTTCGTCTGCATTCTGGGCATGAGCAGCTTCTTCCGCATTGTCAGCACTGACGGCATGGGTTGCTTCGTCTGCCAATCCCACCTGTGCCTTTTCGCCATCTACCTCGATGTATTTTCCACTTGTAGTAATTCTGTTCAAATGGTACAAGTTGGCATGACTATGACCGTCACCACCGCCTCCACTCTCACCACTGCCTCCAGTGATTGAAGTGCCACCACCTATAACGCCACCTCCTGTTGTGTCCCTCAATCGCTTTGAGCGAGGGCGAGGTGTTCTTTCCTTAATCGCTGAACTATATCTTTTTGTCATTCTATTACTAATTATTCGGATTCGTATTCATCCGCATGTAACTCACTATATAAACACTCACTATTGCCAGACACGCAGTCCATAGTCTCTGAGATAAGAAGGAACTTTCCTTCATGACTTGCATCCTCAAACACCATTCCATCCTTCGATTCCACAGTGCCCTGCAAAGTCGTATGCCTTGAACCATATTGCGAACACACAGTGCCAATCAGCAACTTTTCCAACCCATCCAGTACACCACCTCTCTTCATAAGGCGAAAGGTATAACCATTCTGATATATCAACCCTTTTGCACCAGGAACAATGCTTTCAGATGTTCCACAAATAGTTTCTATCTCCAGATCATCTTCTGCATCACCATTTGACACACCGCTGTACTCTATATCGCCACTGCTCCATTTTTCAAACGGAATGTACTTCCTGCATATCTCCATCTTCGGTACACTATACAGAACCCATCTCATTTGATTCCAATAGGAACTCCAATTCTTTTCCCAGTCATCTTCACTTCCACCTGCATTCTCACCAAATCCGTCATATATCCACAATCCAGCAATTACCTTTACCTCAATATTACCTGCCTCAGGAGGACATGCTATAGGCATTCCGTCATAAGATATAGATGTTAGTCGTTTCTTGTGGAATGAATAACTGTGTTCGGCATTCGACAAAAGGAATGGAGCTCTGTTCTTTGCCCATCCGTTCATTATGCCAGATGTTTCTTCTATATCATCAGGAGCATAATAGTCAAGGATGGCTGACACATTTGATAAATTATAAGTGCTACCCATTTTTGTCAACAATGGGTCAGGGCCTTCCACCCAGCTTCCATAACTACCATTTCCTGCTTGTGTGTTTTTGCCATCGAAGTTCCTAAAATGCCACTTCACATTACCCTGTGCATCATACAGACTCACAACGATAGGCACGACACAATGCCCACATCTCTTTCTTTCTGTTTCAAACTTACCAAGGTTCTGGTCGCTATAGTCAACAAATGGATTATATCTCATATCTGCAAGCAGTTCAATAGCAAGTCTGATACACACCTTATCATCATTCTGTCTTGCCAAGAACACCCTTTCAGTCGTATATACTTCTTGGACAGTACGAGTTGGTTTTGAATTTGGAAGTATTTCAAAACGTGTTGGATAATTGGCAGCACAGCTTGGAATATTCCATGCTACTCCCACTTTTTCATCCCCATTGTTGATTGGCAATATATGGAATCCCATAGCGTTGCTTCCGACACTCTTGATACCATTAGGTTTTTCTATTCTATATAAATTGAAACTATACCATATATCCCACGTACTTGTGTCTGATGTATCATGGGTATTCTCTTTAGACATCCATGACCACATGTCTGCAGAACTACTTGGCTCAGAATTAACCTTCGATGGATCCAAATCATCCGCACTATCATCCCCACCACTCATCAGCGTACTGTCAGAATAAGGACTGAATACCACTCGAACATTATTATAAACCTTATCAACTCCGAGTACAGCATCATCACTATTCCAACCGATTCTCACACCATCTTCTTCTGACATGGCATTAAGATCATACAGAAGAATCTTACCTTCTCTTTGTACAATTCTCATAGCAAATGGCTGTAGAACCCCATCGAGGACATCACTCATCCACATCACTTCACCTTCTTCATCAGTGAAGTTCTCTGCAACAACCGAATAGTCGGCAAGGGACATTACTTCTGGTCTGTTTATACTATTTACATAGGTACTAATCTTTTTTACCACACCGCTATGGTTGATACCTGCTTTTGTCAATGCCTCATTAAGTATTCTCTCTATCGAGACAATACCGCTTAGATTGAATTTTGTTCTCTTCAGCACACCAAAGTCTGAGAATTTCAACGAAACCTCATACATGTCTTTGTAGCTATATGGTTCCTCATACAATTCAGGATCCAGACAGCCAGACCAGAATTTCGATTCGTTTCTATACACATCGAGTCTGATATTTCCACTTCTCAATGTATATAAGTCGATATAGGTTCTGTCACCAGGGCTCAACAGTCTCAGTGTGGCCATCGAACCTTGTATGACTTCCCATTTCTCCTTTCCTTCCCATTCTATCAGCAATGGTTCATCAGCAGGAAACATAAGTTCGCCAGCTTCACCAGCAAAACCTTCCTGCCAAATCTCACACCTCCATTGAACAAGAGTCTGTGAGCCAAATTCTCCTCTATATCGTAATCCCATCATAATTACTGCCACTGTTCCCTGCGCTTTTCCGCAGGGCAGCCACTGTGCCCTGCAGTTTCGCTGCAGGTTCTGTTTTTTAAGTTCTATTCTTCATTTTATCTTCCTTCTGGAGCATGCCAACAAGTTTTCTTCCGTCTATTTCAAACTTCACCTTGCCTGCCAGCATACCTCCTCCGCTATCTGTATCAAGCAAATCTTGCAGCTTACTCAGTGGAGCCACAACCTCTGGGTTTGAACTCGCTCCAGCATACTCACCAAACAAGCCAAGAGTAGGACCGTATGCTATTGCGCCATTAGCAAATTTAGGAATCGCACATGCAGCCACAATAGCCTCCATACCAGCAATGAAACCGCTTGCTATACCGAAACCTGCAAAAGGGATTTCTGCATGTGCAGCCATAAATTCTGCAGCAGCGAGTGCTGTCCATGCTGCTGTTGCTATAGAATTTGCAGCTGTGGTCGTGGCAGCAGCAGTTGCCGCAGCTGCAGCATTTGCCGCTAATGTTCCAGATTCAGTTGTTTCACTTCCTGCTTCTGCAATCTTTGCAGCAGCATGTGCTGTGGTTACAGCCGTCAATATCTGCACTATCTCCACTATACCCTTAATCCCTTCATAAAGCCCAAGCATATCATCCATCACACCACACACTTTCTCCCAAGCGTTTCCATCTCCTTTCAGTGTTTCTGTCAGTGACTCCACACTATTGCCAATGCCTTTGATGCTGCCCCATGTTTGGCTGATGGTCACATTCTGTTTCTTCAGAACATTCTCATAACCTTCGTATGCGGCCATCATCTTCATCACCTCCTGACGCTGTTCCTTGCCCAAAGGATTCTTGGTGTCATCAAGCATCTTCTGCAATCCACGGATCTTTCCCTTGATACCTTCAATGCCTATCAGTTGAAGTTCCATCTTCAGCTCCGCATTTCCAAGCTTGCCGAGTTCTGCAAGCTCATTCGCCATGGTAGGTATGTTTGCTATATCCAGGAGTGCCTTTTTCTTGCCTTCGAGTCTGTTTATCACCTCCTGAGTATTTGCCATCTCCTCCGCGCTCTGCTTCTTCTGCAAGTTGCTGTAATAAGTTATGGCAGCCTCCAGTTCCTCGATGGTGTTGACTTTGCTTTCATCAGGAGCACCAACGCTTGCCAATACGCCGTCCCATTCCTTTTTGAGGTTCTGAAGGGAGAGAATCTGCTTCTGTATCTCCACGCGTTCTGTCTCACTGGCAGTTCTCAACTTCCCCTCATAATAGCCGATTTCGGCTTCCAATTCCTCGTATGTAAGAATCTGATCAGCACCGACACTCGCATGTCCACTGTCTTCTAATGCCCTTTTAAGACCATTCAAACGACGTATTTCTTTGTCTATCCCCCCAATGTTTTCTGCCGTTGCTTTCGACCTCAGTCCCTGCTGATACTGAATCTCCTTATCAATATTTTCCAGCGTATTCAGTTCTGTTGGTCGCCCTGCAGCATCAAGAACCTCCTTGATGGCAGCCTGCTTCTCCTTCAAACCTGCAATGTTCTGAACAAGTCTCGATATGGTCTCCTTTTCTGATGGTTTAGTCTTCTCCAGCTGCTGCTCATAATACTTGATATTATTTGCAAGTTCCTTATAAGTCTCAGCATTGGCCACAAGTTTGCTTCCATCAAGACCATCTTTTGTCTTGCCGCTATTTCTTACGCTTCCTGCACTGCTGAGTCCGTAGTCTTTGCCAAGTTTCTTATACCTCGCCTCCATCTGTTTGAGAGTTGTTGCTTCCTTGTTTGCTTCCGAGGCATTGACACCAGCAAGTTTTCCAACTTTCTTCTTCTGCTCCTCGATAGCCTTGCCAAGAGCTTCATAACTCATCTGTTGCCATCCTACGGCTTTAGCTACAGTTCCTGACGCATTAGCGTTGGTCTGCATTGCTTTTGCAGCTTCAGCACTCTTCTTCACACACACATCAAACTGATTGCCGAGGTCGGCAACTTCCTCCTTCAGTGCTTTATAGTCATCACTCTCAACCTCTACTCTGTTGATGGTGATATTTCTGTTACCTGCCGCATCAAGTTTAGACCCGAGCTTCCAAGTCTTCGTCTTGGCAGTCCCGTCAGACTCCATTTGTGCCATCTTCAACTCTGCAGCAGCTTTTTTCGCTGCAAGCACTTTCGCCTGTGCTTCATAGCCTAACTGTTCGCAATACACCTTGCTCTTGGAAACAAGCGTATCATACCATTCTGCAGCAGTCTTATGATAGCCAAAACTTTCACCATATTTTTGATTAAGTTGTTCAATAGTTTCTGTTGCATCTGTATGGCTATTTATAAGTTCCTGCAGCTTTACTTTCTCCATTTCAATCTCACTCTTAGCAGTCGAAATAGCATTAGAGAAAGCATCTTCTGCCTCCTTCAGTGAGTCAAGTTTTCCAGCTGCTTCTTCAGCAGAGTCTCCCATACTTGTGAAGTAACCGATAATAGCACCAATGACAACACTAAGTCCTAATGTCAGAGTTGCCTCCAAAACTCCAACAGCAACATTCAATGCCGTAGTTCCCGCAGCTGCTGTATATCCACTTGCTGCAAGTAATCGCTCTGCAGCAGCAACAGATTTTTGATGAACAGAAGCGATTGCCATAACAGCAGAGTTTGCTTTCATGGCAGAACTCATTCCTCGCAACGATGTGATAAGCTGCATAGCATTAGTAAACGCTACCAATGTATTGCTGGCAAACGACACGTATGGGGCGGCAGTACCCACAGCTGTACCTATCCAGTCTGTGAATGCCGCTATCTGATTCCTCAGCATTTGTGTGGCACTTTCTCCAGTGCTTGCCATCTGTTCAAAGGCTTCATCTATGGTACCTGCACTATTGGACATAGCATCAACATTGCTTGCAAATGTATCAGCAAGTTCACCATTCAATGGTATCAACGCTCTCAATGCTTCTGCACTTCCAAACAACTTAGCATATATTTCTTCTGACAGCATATCATGGGCAGATGCGTATGTCTTCACATCACGATCCAACGACTGGAGGAAATTCTGCATTCCTCCTTTTGCCTTAATTGCTGCTGCATCAAACTTAATGCCCATATCCTCAGCCATGCTTGCAGCTTCACTCGATGGCTTTATCAATGCTGTGAAGATAGCACCCAACTGCGTGCTGACTTCTGCTGTGTTGCCTGACACCCCTGTAAGAGTTGCAAAGGTAGCCATCAGTTCATCTATACTCACGCCAAGGGTGGCAGCGTTACCACTCACTCGTGGCAAGGCACTTGCAAGCTGTTCAAATGAGGTCACGCCATTCTTGGCAGTCATTTGAATCTTATCTTGTATCTCTGCCGCTGCCTCCCACTCCATACCATAGTTTTTGATGATTGTAGAAGTCACAGTCACTGTCTGCCCAAGGTCCGCAATGCCTCCAACCGAAGCTCGCGCTGATTTATTCAAGAACGAAATCCAATTATCCTCAGGAACGCCATTTGATATTACCTGGTATAAACCATCAGCAAGTGCTTCTCTCGTTTTTGGTATTTCCTTGCCGAGTTCGGCAACCGAACCTTTCAACTTTTCAAACTCTGCCTCTCCCTTGCCAGCCATTGTATTTACGGCGCGCATCGAAGCATCAAAGCTCTGGCTACTTCCCACCATCCCCTGAAACATAGAGTCCAACTGTTGTACAGCATTCGATAGGTTATTCAGGGTAAGACTCGTTGCCGCCATTTCTTTGAACTTATCTGAGGCTTTGTTGACAGTGTTCACCACCTTTTCGATAGCTTCATCTGCCGATTTAGCCTCCACTGCTATTTCCTGAAAGCTTTTTTCGCCATCAGTAGATATTTTTATCTTATAGTTTATCTCGTTTGCCATTTTTTTCTTATATTTGCACCGTAATTAACAATGTTCACGCTATGCATGATATTTTTGTTTTTCTTTTTATCTATCTTTTTTGTCCTCTTCTTTGCTATTTCTTTTGGCAAGGATTCAAAGAGGCAGGGCGTTCTGATTTCGAGAAAGAAAGACGGGGTGAAATGTTCCGCTCTAACTCTAAGAAGTGAAATGGTTATTTCAGACCATATCTCTTCTTAGCTTCCTCATACCTCTTCTTTTCCTCCTCCTTGCTCAGTGGCTTCTTTTCAAGTGCCACCACTTCTGCGTCTCTTTCCCAAGGGAACTTGCATATCTTTTCCAGGCTGAGGTTCTTTGAATACGGACGCAAAGTATAGAACCATCCTCGCCTTGCAATTTCCCATCGCTCTCTGCTCATTCCTACCTCACGCTCATTCCATTTCTCATGAATTGCAGAGAACTCAGAAGGGGTGCATCGGCAAAAGTCATCCAAACTCATCCCAATACACCCCATACCTATACCAAGCAGAGTTTCTATATCAACAGAAGCTCCACCGTCTAATTCGTCTTTTTTTTTGACTCGCTTTCCATACCACCATAGAAGGTGTTCAGATCGTTTGCGTCAATCTTGTCGCAGAAATCCTCAAAGCTGTCACCATACTCAATGCCGTCAGCTTTGCAAGCACTTACCACACAGCACCAAAGGAGGAAAGCAAGGTCTTCGAGATCTTTGTCAAGCTGACTCACGTCCTTTCCCTTCTCGCGCTTGAATTTGAGCATTGCGCCCAGAGTCATTCTACATGGCAGTTCCTTGCCACCGATATTGAATTTCTTCATTCTGTTTTCGTTATCGTTTTCGTTGAAGATGCCACCGTTCCCTGCGGTTTTCCGCAGGGTTCAGTAGCCATTGTTATTCACCGCCTGCTGGAGCACCTGCACCCGAGTTCTCGAATGTCACATTCCACTTAGCGTCGTCACCTGCATCACCAGTCTCTTCAAGACTTGTAATAATGAACTCGCCTGTGTATGCTGTTGTAACCGAAGTGCCGTTATTGGCATTCGCACGGAATGAATAAGTGAGGGTCACTGGCTGTGCTGCCAGCATGATTGTCTTTAAGTCTGGATAACCCATTGCGTCACCCTCGTATGTGAATCCCTCTGCCGTTACCGTCTCAGAAAGACTCTTCACGTACTTCTCTTTCCATTTGCCAGTCTGAGCTTCCTTTGTCACACGCTCACCTGTCTCAGTGCTGTCACTGATCTTACAAGTTGTGCTATGTCCAAGTGCATTGCCGTTCACACTGAGGATAAGGTCCGTACCTTCTCTGTAACCACCTGTGTCTTGCATTTTTTGTTACTTTTAAGTTATCGAATTTGTTTTTGCCACCATAGTTTCTGCAGCAGATTTATAGTCTCCTGCTAATGTTCTAAGGTGGCTCAGTCAGAAAAATTTAGCCTTAACAGCGATTCCTGTTCCTGTCCCCACAACAAAGGAGGCGAGCATCCCCCACAGCATCTTCTTGCCGTTCGAGCTCTGTATTTCCTTGGTCTCTTCTACTTTCTTGTTTGCCGCTTCCAGAACACGTTTCAAATTGGCGTTTTGTCGTTCGTAATACGAGACCCGTGTCAATAGGCTGTCACACGTAGCGTCTATATATACTGTGTCACCAGACGCTCGCACTCCAACTGTTGCCTGACCACTTTTCTTGTAATATCCAGCACCTTCAGCCAGATTACGGAGGTTCATCATCGGAATCTCCAGTTTCACCTCCGACATCGGTACTGCCTGATATGTCATGATTTTCATCTCTGATGCGATGCTGTCCATGCCCATGGTTTGGACGGAAGTCTCTACCTCCTTCTTTTCGTCCGCTCGTACACTTCTGCAGCTTTGGACGGATAGGGCAAACATCATAATGCTTGCAACTAATAGCAAGCCTGATAGTTTCATTGAGTTCACTAATTGCTTCATATAGTTTTACGTTTTCTTTTTGAAGGTCAATAACTGTTTTCGACACATTCTCATACATCACCTTGTATGCATCCTGAGTTTTCAGTGCCGCTTCAGCATTCCTGACATTCTTGTTAGTGAGCCAGATGATGACGGCTCCAAAACCTCCTGTCGGGACTAACCATTGCAGTATGTTGAGTATAATTTCTAAAGCCGTCATCCCTTACTCATTGTTTAGTTATGTTCGGTGCGTCATTGTCGCACCGCTACCGTCCCCTGCAGTTCTGCTGCAGATCAGCCCCCGTTTCCGAGGGTTTTACCAGGGGCAAGCCTACTCGCCCTCTTCTGCCGACTCAGCTGCTGCTGCCTTCACGAACTTAGGAACCGTACGCTTGTCAAGCACAACGAACTCTTCACCGAAGGCGATGTTTGTATCAGCCTTCATCAAGAGCTTGAAGAAATAGAGCTCGCTTGCAGCACTGAGTTTGTCAATCTGGATGACATCCTCATCGTCCTGAAGGTTCACCGCCACGAACAAGTTACCATTGCTGCCAGTTGAACAGAGAGTTGCTACGATAAGGTCATCTGGCCACGATGCGATTGTCTCAATCTGAATGCCCTTGAAACGCTTCTGGTTCACGTCAGTCTCGCTGGCGTTCTTGTTCTCGCGTTCTGTGAGCTCGTCATCGTACTTGTCGAAGTCATCAATGCTCATGAGGATCTTCAAGTTCGGATTGTTACGGATTGCCTTTGGAATCGCATTGCGAACAGCATAGAGCTTCTTGACCATGGTGGTCTCTGTTGTCTCCACAATGATGCAGTTCTGGTCTTTAGCTGCCTGTGTGAGAATACCGTTCATGAGGTGATCATCGTCGTTACCGAACTCACCGTTCACATAGTGATCGCCAAGTTCAAACTGAACCTGCTTGCTGAGTTCTGAAAGGAGAGCGTTCTGTCCTTCCGGAGGGAGCTGAGCAAATACGAGATTGCCCTTTGGCTGCCACTTGCGCCAAATCTGCTCGAAGGCACGAGGGTTGAATACTGTGAAGGCCATGAAGTCAACAGGGTCAAGCGACTTCTCATCATAGTTGAAGTCACCCTTGCTGTCGCTCTTCTGAGGATCTTCTTTACGCTTCTGCAACATCTTGCCGCTCTTGAGGCGTGGAAGACTGATTTTCTTCTCCACACCAGGGATAATCATAACGAGTCCCTTTTCGACAATCTCATTGCCTGTTGCGGCGAGTGTAAGGATCTGTTCCAGTACCTCGCCATTGTAATTGGTGTTTTTTACTACTATTGCCATATATCTGTTATTTATGGGTTATGCTTCTTCTGCCACTGTTCCCTGCGCTTTTCCGCAGGTCTCTGCTCCCCCTTTGGGGGGTGGGGGGCTTCCTAATGCTTGCACTTAGCCTCAATTTCCTTCATGCGCTTATCCCAAGGGCTTTCGTGCTCAGGCTGGATATTAAGGTCTTGCATCACCATACGCTTTGGCTGGAGTGTCGCGAGAATACCCTTGCAATTCTCAGGATCTGACTTCAAGAGGTTCTCATACATTGGGCGAGACTTAGCGTCAATACGACCATCCTGTTCTGCCGCATCGAGGAGTGCCTTGTTTGCTGCATCTGTAGCTGCCGCCTCCTTATCCTTGAATGTTTTCACTTCACCCTTCAGACGGGCGTTCTCTGTTGTGAGGTTCTTTGCTGTAGCAGCTTCGCTTTCCAGCTGGGCAATGCGAGCAATCACATCCTCATCAGTCGCACAGTCCTTGAACTGCGGACGCTTTTTGAGTTCTTCTATATTCATGTTATTTGAGTTTTGGGGCTCAACGAGCCGATTGTTAAAAATTTGATACACTTGTTCTGCAGTAGCATCTTCTGGCACTGGTTCTGCATCATAAATTCCATCCACAAAACCGAGTGCAAGTGCTTCATCAGCGTTCATCCAATGGTCTTCACCATCAAAATACTTCGCCTTAATAGCCTCTTTGTCCTGTTTTGTCTTGGCACTGTACATCTGGCACAAAGTGTCCTCCAGTGTCTCAATCTCGTTGATGCACTTCTGCATTTCCTTTTTATTGCCGTAGCAACCTCCACTGACATTGTGAAGCATAAGCTTTGCATATTTGCTCATCTTCACAGGCTTTCCACACATGGCTATCACACTTGCCATGCTTGCAGCCACACCATCTATATAGACATTGATGTTCGCCTTGCTGTTACGCAATGCGTTGAAGATGGCTATGCCACTGTACACATCACCACCATAACTGTTGATGCGCACATCAATGTTCTTGTACATAGCCTCGGCTTCAAGGAGCTCGCGTGCAATATCACCACTGCGCACCTTGTCGCGCTCACCAATATCACCATACAGAAGTATGCTGCATGTTGAGCCCTTAGCTATCATATTGAAAAATTTATTCATACTCTTTTCTTTTGTTTTGTTCGGTGCGTCATTGTCGCACCGTCTGTTACCACTGTTCCCTACAGTTCTGCTGCAGGTCAGCCCCCGTTCCCGAGGGTTTTCCCGAGGGCTTCTTTACCCTTCCACACTTCTAATATACCTCACTATCGCTTCAAAGTGCATATCCACTATCGCTTCCTTTCCCTTTGCCGAAAGCAACAGCTCGACATCCTCCTTGTTGTCCATAAACAGATTCTCTGTCAGCACTGCTGGACACTTGGTGTCTCTGCACATAGCGAGGTTCTGTTGCCAGTACATTGATGATGGTATGCAACGGTTTCCCATCAGCCCCATCTTCTTACCTTGTTCTGTGAATATCCTTGCAAGCTTCTTACTGCTCTCGCTGGCATTCATGCCCACAAAGAACGAACAGCCTCGTGCTATGTTCCATCTGCCACCAGGGGCAGCGTTCACATGGATTGATACGCACATGCAGTTCTTTGCACCAAGTCTTCTGCAATGCTCGTTCACACGTCGGCATCTTTCCAACAAGGATATGTCGTTCGTCTCTGTCACGATCCTCATAGCATCATATCCTGCCTTCACAAGCTTCTCCACAAGCATCTGAGCTATCTCGCGAGTATATGTCCATTCCATCAGGCGTTTGTCTGGCGAGCACTTGCCTGCAGTATTCACGCCATGACCATTATCTATAAGTAATTTCATATTTATTATGTATTTTCTTCTGCCACTGTGCCCTGCGCTTTTCCGCAGGGTTCTCACGCCCATTAGGTAGGGAGGGCTGCGATCATTTTCACTTGACGGCAGCACCGTCCCTCCACGCCCTCTGATGCGTTTTCGCTTGCAAAGTTGCGACAAATTTCCGACATAAAAAAATCGCCATTTTATCATAAAACTTTATAACGTCATCATGCAGTTTTAACTTGTTATCATGCGGTCTTCATTTTTTTAACTCCCAAAAAATCACCAACTTTGCACCACATTTCATAATAAAAAGTCATGGCAGAACTATCAATCTCTCAAAAAAAAGAATGGGCAAAGACCCTATACCTCAAAGAGAACCTTACTCAGCAAGAAATTGCTGACCGCGTAGGTGTCTCTCGCATAACTATCAACAAGTGGATAAACACAGAAAAGTGGGAACAGCAGAAGGTCGGAATAACTCTCACCAGAGAGGAGCAGATTTCTAATCTCTACCGCCAAGTCGCAGAAATAAACAAGGTCATAGCAGCACGCCCTGAAGGTGAGCGATTTGCCACTACCGCCGAAGCTGACATTCTTGGGAAACTCTCATCAACCATCAAGAAGATGGAAACTGATGTTGGCATTGCTGACATCATTTCTGTACTCACACAGTTCATCGAATGGCTCCGTCCTGTAGATCTCGAAAAAGCAAAAGAATTCACGCGTCTCGCTGACGCTTTCATCAAAGATAAATTATGAAGCAATCAGACAAATTAGCTCTCCTCGACTGGGAGAAATACAAGGAGGACATCGCTCGCTCCACTCCAGTCGATCGCAATCTCTCCCATGCTGAACGAGAGAAACACCGTCTCTACCTCGAAGCACACCCTATAGAATGGATTAAGTTCTTCTTTCCCGGTTATGCTAAATACGAGTTCGCAGATTTCCACAAGAAGGCTATCAGACGCATCATTGCTAATGACGAATGGTTTGAAGTCCTCTCATGGTCTCGTGAACTCGCAAAATCTACCGTGACCATGTTTATAGTCCTGTATATAACGCTGACCAAACGCAAAAAGAATGTCATTCTAACATCCAATTCTAAGGACAATGCGATGCGTCTTCTCGCCCCATATCGTGCAAACCTCGAAGCTAACGGACGCATTATCTCATATTATGGCAAACAGGAAACTCTTGGTTCCTGGACTGAAGACGAGTTCATAACCAAGTCAGGTGTAGCTTTCCGTGCCATCGGCGCAGGTCAGTCTCCTCGTGGTTCTCGCAATGAAGCGATACGACCTGATGTGCTCCTCGTGGATGACTTTGATACAGATGAAGACTGCCTCAATCCTGACACCATCAACAAGCGTTGGGAGTGGTGGGAAAAAGCTCTTTATCCTACACGTTCCATTTCAGAACCTACCACCATCATCTTCTGTGGCAACATCATTGCCAAAGACTGTTGTGTCAAACGTGCTGGAGAGATGGCTGACCACTGGGATATTGTCAACATCCGCGACAAGCAAGGACGCTCCACATGGCCAGAGAAGAATACTGAAGCTGACATCGACCGCACTCTCTCAAAGATTTCCACCAAGACACAACAAGGTGAGTATTTCAACAATCCTATATCTGAAGGTGAGATTTTCAAGAAACTGACCTACGGCAAAGTGCCTCCACTTTCCAAGTTCAAGTTCCTCGTTGCATACGGCGACCCTGCACCTGGTGAGTCAAAAGGCAAAAAGGGTAAATCCTTCAAGACTGTTTCTCTCCTTGGCAAACTCGATGGCAAACTCTATGTCATCAAGACTTTCCTCTCACAGGCTCTAAACTCTGAGTTCATCGAGTGGTATGTCAAACTTCTCGAATATGTAGGTCGAAAATCTACCGTCTATTGCTACATGGAGAACAACAAGCTTCAGGATCCATTTTTCCAACAAGTATTCAAACCGCTCGTTAAAAAAGCGCGTCAGGAGCATAACATCACACTCTATATCCGAGGCGATGAAGAGAAGAAGACAGACAAGGCAACTCGTATCGAAGCCAATCTGGAGCCTATGAATCGTGAGGGTAATCTTATTCTCAACCAGGCTGAGCGTGATAACCCTCACATGAAGGAACTCGATGATCAGTTCTCGCTCTTCACCCTCTCTCTCCGCTATCCTGCCGATGGACCTGATGCCGTGGAAGGTGGCAATCGCATCATCGACCAGATTGCACGACGCACCGACAAACCAGTCACAGTTTCTCGCAAAACCAAGTCAAGAACAAACAAACATCGTATCTAACCACCGTTCCCTGCGGTTTTTCCGCAGGGTCTAAAAGCATCTAATATATGTCTCAATTTGTACAACTCTCAGACTATGACGCATCAGTCCATCGTGACATTCTCGATGCGCTCACCCGAAATGATGAAACAGTCATCGAAATATGCGAAGACCGTGCCATTGCAGAACTTCGTTGCTATCTCTCAAAACGCTACGACTGCAATGCCATCTTCTCACAGACAGGCGATCAGCGACACCAGCTCATCCTCATGATGGTTCTCGACATTGCCGTATATCATATTTTCTCTATCCACAACCCACAGACGATTTCTCAAATCCGAAAAGACCGCTATGAGCGTGCTGTGGAATGGATGAAAGCTGTTGCATCCGAAGCGATCTCCATCGAAGGAGCTCCGTTACTTCCAGAGGAAGAAAGAGCATCTGCATCTTCCGTCCTCTACAAGTCCAACCCCAAGCGTTCCACGCGTCTCTAATTCAACCACCGTTCCCCACGCTTTTCCGTGGGGCATAAATCATTAACATCATGGCAAAAAGAAACAAACTCCCAAAAGGACGCATCACATCAGGCGGTAACATTCCAATACCTGGCCAATCGCGTCCAAACACAATAATCCTCTCCCAGCCTAAAAGATTTGGCATTGACACCTCCGACTTCATGGCTGCCATACAGTCTGCTGAGAATGTTGATTTCTCACGCCGATACAAGCTCTATGACCTCTATTCAGACATTCTCCTTGACACTCACCTCACTTGCGTCATAGAGAAGCGTAAAAATTCCATCCTCTGCTCTGATATTGAGTTCCGTCGCAATGGCGAACCTGTCGAAGAGGTCAACAAGCATATCCGTTCCCCTTGGTTCAACCGCCTCATTGCCGACATCCTCGATGCCAAGTTCTGGGGTTTCTCCCTCCTTCAGTTCTACAAGGATGGGGAATGGGCTAACTATGACCTCGTTCCTCGCAAACATGCTGACCCTGTCAAGCGTATCATTCTCCGTCAGCAGACTGACATCACAGGCACTTCTTGGGATGAATACCCTGACCTTCTTTTCGTCGGTACTCCTCGCGACCTTGGTCTTCTCGCCAAGGCTGCACCTTGGGTTATCTATAAGCGCAACACAACAGCTGACTGGGCACAGTTCTCTGAGGTTTTCGGTATGCCTATTCAGGAATACACCTACGACACCGACGATGACGACTCACGCCGTCGTGCTCTCGAAGACTCCTCTAATGCTGGAGCCCTCGCTGTCTTTGTTCATGGCAAGGACACGGAACTCAAACTTGTAGAGGCTGGCAACAAGACAGGTTCTGCAGATGTGTACGAACGTCTTTGTGAGCGATGCAACAACGAACTCTCTAAGCTCATCCTTGGCAACACTCTCACAACAGAGTCTTCCGAGACTGGCACACAAGCCCTCGGTACTGTCCACAAGAAGGTGGAGGATAAGGTCACTCTTGCCGACCAGCAGTATGTCCTCGATGTGCTCAACTACGAGATGACCGACATCTTCTCCATGCTCGGCATTCCTGCCGATGGTGGTGAGTTCCGATTCACTGTTCAGGATGATGTTGACCCTAACACTCGCATCACCATCCTCTCCAAGCTTCACAATGACTTCCACCTTCCTGTCGATGACGAATACCTCTACAATGAGTTCAACATCGTCAAGCCTGCCAACTACAAGCAGCTCAAAGAAGCCCTCCTCCAGCAGTCCACCGTTACCGATGGCTCTGCCTCAGAAGGCGGCGTTTCAACGCCCTCGCCTTCTCCCCAAGACCCCGAAGACCCCGAAGCCCCCGTTCCCGAGGGTTTTCCCGAGGGGCCCAAGAAGAAGTCCTTCAAAAACTGGCTCAAAGGTTTTTTCGTCCCAGCCCCTACCAACGGGGCAGCTTTAGAATGGTAATGAATGACCTTTATGGCATACAAGTTCCTCGTGCTATTGGAGAAGGGTTCAGCTTTGATTCCTCAGTCCTCGCCGATGCCCTCCGCTCCATCTATGTCTCTTCTGACCTTGACCCTCTCACCGAACTCGACCCTGGTCTTTTCCAAGAAACTGCTCGCATCATAACCCAAGCCACAGACAAAGGCATTTCGCAATCAGCCTATGACCCAGACCATGCCTTCCGCAATGCTCTCCAGCATTCCAACGAGGTCTTTGCTGCATTCAAGGTTCACCGCCTCCAGCGTGATATGGCAGCTCAGCTCCTTGATTCTAATGGCAATCTAAAGTCATTCAAACAGTGGTCTGAGGATGTTGCACCAATAGCATCCCATCAAGTAGGTTCGTGGCTTCAGACAGAATACGACACGGCAATCATCCGTGCTCATCAGGCTGCTGACTGGCAACAGTTCCAAGTAGAGAAAGACATTCTCCCTAATCTCAAATGGATGCCTTCCACATCTGCCCATCCTGGAGCTGACCACCAAGTCTTTTGGAACACAGTCCGTCCTGTTGATGATTCCTTCTGGAACGACCACCGCCCTGGCGATCGTTGGAACTGCAAGTGCTCCCTCTCCTCCACCACCGACCCTGTCACCCCAATCCCTGACGGCAAGGTTGAAGGCGGCGTTACAACGCCCACGCCTTCCACCGCCCCCCATCAAGGTCTCAAAACCAAAGCAGGCTCTCCCCAAGCCTTCTCCCAGGATCATCCCTACTTCCCCGACGACTGTTCCTCATGCCCCTTCCATGCCAACAGCCCCCGTTCCAACGGCTTCTCCCGTTGGCTGCCGTTCACGGCACAAAAGAAACACTGCTACAACTGTCAGTTTATAGATGGTTGCATTCCTGGGATGAACAGAGCTGACAAGAATGCTGCAGCACGCTTAAAAAAGGTGAAGAAGCAGATTGACCAGTATGATGGAAAAGAAATACCTGGGGCAGAATTTAGCACAGGAAAACTTATTGTTCTTCGCCGTTCCATTCAAGATGTTTACGAACATGGTCGTGAAGATGCCAATCTCATGAAATGGCTTACAACCTTTGATTTGAGTAAGATAAAAGGATGGAAATATGAAGGGTGGGCGGAAAACCGTCCATACGATTCTTCAAGCCCAAAGTTCGATCCAAAGAACCCAGACAGAAAGAAACATCCAGAAGCAGAATACTTCACATATTATTCACTAAAAATAGGTAATGATATATATTGGGCAAATGTTAAAGTGCATAAGTTATTTGGATCTGAAGTATTATACACCATAGAAAAAAAGAAGCCTGATGACATTATAACAGGCTATCATAAATAAAAAAAGATGGTGGAATGCGTTAACCCGGGTCCTAAGCCCATTGGGCACGTGTTACCTCCATCATCTTTTTTCTAACTGCAAATGTACGAACTTTTTAATTCCCAACCAAACAATGGACCCAAATTCTTTCATCAACCACATAAAATCCAAGCAAAAAGCCCTCCAAGACCTTGCAAAACGCAAACTTCCTGTCCTCATTGGGCGTATGGCGAAAGACCACTTCCAAAACAATTTCCGTCAAAGTGGCTTTCTCAACAACGGTCTTCACAAGTGGAAACCTACTCGCCGCCAACAACAGCCGAGTTCGGCTGCTTCCACAAGCTACGGTCCGCTCTTCTCTTCTCGCAACCACCTCTTTTCGTCCATCCAGTACATACCAGGCGACTACAATGTGGTCGTAACTAATTCTGTCATCTATGCCCCCATCCACAACTATGGTGGCACTATAAACAGAACTATCCACCCCAAAGTCACGCCTGACATGCGTCGTTTCTCGTGGGCTATGTTCTACAAGTCTGGAGGAAAAGAAGCAGCTAAGCAAGAAAACTCAGTTGCTGCTATGTGGCGTGCCATGGCTCTCACCAAGAAGCAGACACTCACAATCAAACAGACCATCAACATTCCTCAACGCCAATTCATCGGTGAGTCCAAAGAACTGACAGACCAAATCAGTTCCACCATTTACCAACAAATCAAATCAACTCTCGAACTCTAACCCCAGTGCCTTGCCGATTTCGGCATGGTCTAAAATCATCATAATATGGAACATATACTTCTCCCCCTCATCAATCACATCGCACAAAATCTTCCAGAACTCTCTCTTGTAGATGAAGATTACGGTCAACTCGAAACACAAGAAGACACCTATCCAGTCACATTCCCTTGTGTCCTCGTAGGCAATACTGTTTCCGAATGGACAACCACTCACAGCCTCTCGCAACGCTCCGAAACAACATTCTCTGTCCGTCTCGCCATCGACTGCTATGACGACACACACTATGGGTCCACCACAACCGATAAAATTCAAGAGCGACAAGCCCTTTCCCAAAAGCTTATCACTCTCCTCCATGGTTGGCGTGCCACCCCTCCTGCCACCGTTCCCTGCGGTTCTCCGCAGGGTTACCCCCAGATCATTCGCAAAAAATCTCAATACTACCCACTCTCTGGAGGCATAAAGGTGTATGAGACATTCTTTTCAGTTCGTCTCAGCGAAGAGTTCTAATTGCCGTGCTGAAAGCCTTGGTTTCTTCACTTTTGGCACAGCACTAAGATCTAACCCCTCAATCTTGCCCACCATATTGCGAACGATAGCCATAATTCTCTCCTCGCTGATGAAGAACTCATTCTGCGATAGCTGCTTCAGAGCATCATCAAAACGCAATCTCTGCACCTCCGTCCAATAGTGGTAACGGCGGCACAGTGCTTCATCACGCTTTGCTATCAGCTCTTTGTTTCGTCCGTGTGGCATACCTTATATCCTCCTCGTTTTCAGATGAACCATCCTTGGCGCACCTCTTTCAGTCGCAAAGATACTAACTTTTACACACCTAACCAAAAAGTGTGCCACAGAAAATAATCTGTAGCACACTTTTTACGTTATTTTGATATTTCTACCACCGTTCCCTGCGCTTTTCAGCAGGGGCTAAATTACAACCTGCAGAAACTTGGTTCAACTCTTCTCCACACACCGTTATCATCACGCTTGTGGAAGTAATAGTTCATCACAGTCTTGTTCACCACATTGCTCTCGCGGAACAATCCCATGATTTCGCGATACTCATCATCAAACTTGTCTTCCATTTCGTACAGCTTGCTGATGCTCTTGTAGTCGAGATCACCTTGCTTGTTACGTTCAAGAAGAGTCATCGCCAACTGATACATAGGGTCATCAACACCCTTTTCACTCTTGGCAACATAGTCCTTCAGATAAGCGATCAATCGCTCTGCAGCCATATCAGCACGCTCATCAAAGCTCTTCACCTTGTTCTGGCGAACCTCAATCTTCCAGTCACCATCAACAACCGTGAAGTTTGCCTGCTCTTCACCCTTGCGAAGTTGACCATATTCGTTCATCACAGTTCTGAAGGTGCTGCTCTCGCCTTCGATCCAGTCACGGAATGCCTTCACATCCATAACTACAGGCTCCAGCTTCATAGCCACATCATGCACGAACTGACTGCGAAGTGCCTCGTATGCATCGCGTCTTGCAAGTTTCTCACTCTTCTCCTGCTCTGCCATTTCAGCAAGCAGTTCCTTACGCTCTTCAGCAGTAAGACCTTTCAAAAATTCTTTTCTATCCATATTGTTTATTTTATTTATGTTCGGAGAGTCATCGACTCGCCGTTTTGTTACCAACGTTCCCTGCGCTTTTCCGCAGGGCTTAACGGCTTCTAATCTTCCTTCTTTCTTCTCATTGCCCTCAACTTCTTCTGAAGAGCATCAAGTTCATCACCGCTCAGTTCTCTGAACTCCTTCCCAGCAATACGAGGATTCCTGCAGAACTCATTCACTCTATCCCAGTTTGCCGTATCAACGCCATACAACTGCATCTGATGGAGCACCATGCTCCTTTTCTGCTTGATAGCCTTAATCATCCGCTCCCTGTCCGTAGGACCCACCAGTTTCTCCAGAGATTTGCAGAGGTTGTCATATTCCTCCTTCTTCATTTCCTTCAGACTGTCAGTCCTGCCCCAAGTGAAGTTCTTGACCATTTCCTTCTTGACAGCTTCAGCATCTTTCAGTCCTGGCAATTTCTCGAACAGTCCATAGAACCATCCAAAATTAAATACTTCCTGTGCCATCGCTGTTACTGATTTGTCCGCTATCTAACTTCTCAGCAGCTTTCCACTCTATCTTTATAGTGGCATTCAGCCTTCCGCTACCGTTACACACTGGGCAGTCGCCATGTTCGCATTCGCCTTTCCAGTCATAAACCCATATCCATCCATTTCCATGGCAATGTGGGCACAGATGCAGCTTGCTGTAGTGCTGCTCGCTCATCCTCCGTCCGTCAAGGAATGGTGGAGGAGTCACATCCATCATTTTTCTGATCTTACTCATTTTACTCATTTTTTTAGTTTTAGTTTTAGTTTTCGTAGCCACCGTTCCCGAGGGTTTTCGGGGGGGGCTTATTTTCCCATCCAGTACCGAGCTGCACCTTCTTCCCATACCGTAAATGGCACTCCTGGTTTATCCATGAATCGGCTCTTGCACATCGCTCTGAAGCCTTCCACCCTTATCTTTATGTCAGCATCATACTCTACCTTCTTTGCTGCTCTTCCTGCAGGTCTCAGTCCTTCAGCATGACTGATGAAGATGATAAGCTTGTTACTGAACTCCTCCTTCATCCTGATATAAGTGTTGTAGTTCAATCCCGAATACTGAAACGAGTCAATAATCACCACCTTTGGGCTTTTAGGCTTCCTCAGACGCTCGCTAAGACTCTCCACGCTCTCACGGTCAAGAATCATGAGTTTCTTGCTCACATCGCCCATATTGTGCCTTTTCAGACTCTTCTGGAAACTCAGTCCTGTGCTCTCCTCCAGACTGTCATATATGACCTTCTCGAATCCACACAGATATTTAGCCAACTGCATCACAAATGAACTCTTGCCATTACCGCTTGGACCCCATATAATCCAGGTACCAGTCTTTGCAGGCTTTCCCATGCTATGCTCCCAAGCACCATCAAACTCGTAGCAAGGACGCTTCATCTTCAGCACATCCGTCGGACTGTATGCTCTTTTCTTCTTTACCATAGTTTCTTTTTTTTAGTTTTAGTTTTAGTTTTCGTAGCCACTGTTCCCGAGGGTTTTCCCGAGGGGGCATTACTTCGGTTCTTGTATCGCTACCTTTGCATTCGGATGCCACTGATGAATCCTGTATGCCATCATCACATCCTCCACTTCCACCACCACACGCTTAGGTGTCTTAGCACGCCTCATTCTCAAATCGCACTTCCAGTCACCCTCCATCCAGTCATCAAGGATTCCGCTTGCCTCAAAGTAGTCCACCAAGAACAGGAACCGCGTCCCAGGTTTATAATCTTTATGTTCCATTCTCGCCACTGTGCCCTGCAGTTTTGCTGCAGGGGCTTATCATCTATCTCCTCAGCTTCTCAATCTCAGTGTAAACCCTTCTCAAACCTCCACCGCTCAGATGCACAATCTGCATCACATCCGTACCTTCAGGAGCATTCACCTTCGCCACGATAGCAGCTTGTGCCTTCAGGAACTTCATCCTTTCCTTAGCGTCATCAGGAGTCACCCTACTGTAAGTGTCACCGAATCGACTGAGCATTTCCGTATATCCCACCTTCTTTCTCTCGATGGCTTGCTGTATCTTTGCCTTCAATCCGTCAGCACCCATCATGTACCATGCACAAGCTCGTTCTGTAGCGTTCCAAAGAGCCTTCAGTTCCAAGAATGCCTCATACTGCAGATCTCCTGCTTCATCAAGAATGACCAGAGGGCTGTCAATCGTTCTGAGATACGCCACCAAGTCCTCATACACATCTGTGTATCGACCATTCACACCCACACCAAACTCCTTGGCAATTTTATGTATCAGTCTCACCTTTGTCTTCACCTGACTGCAGTCGATATACACCGAGTTCTTGTGTGTTCTCACGTATGCTCTTGCCGTGAATGTCTTGCCGATGTTTGGCATATCACAGAGCATGGCACTCAGGCCGCTCTGCTGGCACACTTCCAGCTGTTCGCTCACGAACACGAAAGTAGGAGTCTCTGCAGCCTTCCATTCCATTTCCTTCTTCAGTACCACGCCAAGCCTTCTTGCAATGCATATCCAGTTAGCATCGCTCACCTGCTTCTCATAGTTGCCCTTCTTGATGGCATTGTAAACACTCGCGCTGATACCCAAGCTCACCGCATGTTTGTTGTCACTCGTATAATTCTCACGATCCATCATGATTGCACCGATTATACGCTCCTTGATTTCCTTTGTAATCTCCATTGTCTTATTAAATTTTAATTGTTTTCTAATCCTATTCTAATGCCGAGTTCCACAGCCACCCATCCTGAGGGTTTTCCCGAGGGCCCTATATCGACTCCCTTCCTCTTCCTTTCCAAGCTCCAGCGTCCATCCACTCGCTCAGATCATCCTCCTCTGACACCGTTCCCATCAGTTCCGCTGATGGATTTGTGCTGTCGCTCTGACACTCTGCTTCCGAGATAATCTCATCCACCTCTTCCTTCTTCATCACCACCACCTTCTTCACCTTCTCATCCTTCATCATCTTATCGAACTGGCCCACATACTTAGACTGCTCTGTATAAGCCGCCTTATCTGCCTCAGTCTGCTCTGCAGTAGCCTCATTGTACCTTACAGCTTGTTCGCACTTTGCTATATAAGCACCATTCTGATACAGATACACCTCGCCAATCTTCCCATCCTCATTTGGCAGATAGTAAGCATCCACCTTCATGTTTCTTGGCTCCAGCTTCTCAATCTCCCTTGGCGATGGCAGCACATACTCGTTATACATCACCGTGCAGTACATGTTCCTTCTGATGCTTGTTTCCGTATGCTCACCGATGTATCGGTAGAGTACCGCCTTATCTACAGGGGCAAGGTCCGGGTTCTGCATCTTCTCCAGCACATCCCAGCGAGTCATGCCAGGATAACGCTTCTGGTTAGGATGCTTCTGATGGTTGAACTCATAGATGGCTCTCACATCGTCTGCCACAAGTTCCTCATAGTCGTAGGTCTTCTCCTTGTACGTGTCATTGAACTCATCATACACCTTCTCTGACTTAGGACGGTTAGCCTCCAGTCTGCTGTACCATCTTCCGATACCCACCTGCAGCTCCTTCTCCGTTCCGTACTTCTTCGCTCTGTTCAAGTGCTCTGCACGCTTCTCCTGAGAGTTGCCAGGATTACACCATCTTACAAGAGGGAACACCACACCTGCCTTCATCAAACCCTCAGCGAAGTTGTTCACCAAGTGGTGCTCCACCTCTATCTGCGCTGGCATGTACCAGCCGTTCCTGTCTATAGTCTGAAACATGTTCCTCATGCAGTCCAGGAACAAATCGGCAGTCTTCAGTCTGTTGTAAGCATATCCTACCACGCAACCGCTTGCCACGTCATACACATAGTATGCCTTCACCCTCTGACCGTTGTGCATCTTTCTTGGAAGGTCACGGTCATCAGCACTGAGCTTCGAGAATGCCCATTGTGGACTCCGTCTCAGATGGTGTGGTCGGTACTCATTGTTGAACTCCCACTGACCATCATGCAGCTTTGCCCTCAGAGCCTTGTTCTTTGGCTTGTTCAGATAGTTCGCGATCGTTGCCTCACTCAGCACAAGGGGATTGCCCTTCTTGTCTGTGAACTCGATAGGATTGAACACCTCTCCAGTCTCTGGATCCACAACGTGTATCGCTCCCATCACAAACTCATTATACAACTCTGCCACCGTACTGTTAAATGGTCTCTCTGGCAGACTGTCAAGGCTTAGAATCAAGCGTTCTATCTTGTAGCTCACCTTCCTTGAATTGTCATTCTTGAACTTCTTCGAGATAAGCACCTCATAACCGCCTTCCTTGAACTCCCTCACCCTTGTCTTGAATCGGTTCGGACTCAATGGCAGAGAATGCCCAAACTGCTCTTGGTAGAACTTCAAGGCTCCTACCATTTCGCTCCAGTTCACCGATTCACCCTGCATGGCTCTGCGCATTGCTTTCGTGTCTGACATCAGACTGATCACTGCCTTCAGAGTGCTCGCATCATGAGTGTATTGTATCACATGCTCTGGAGGGAGAGAGCTGCCATCCACAAACCTGTATCTCGTATAGAACTCTCTTGCCTTAGCATCCACACACCAGTGCTGTTCAAACCAGTCTCTCAGAATGTGGTCTTCTCCAGTACCGAATCTCTCAGTTACCATATCCTTGAATCTCTTTGGAAGAGTGGCAACCTCCACAAGCGCATAGTTGCCAAGCCCCTTGCCCTGGCGTATCACGTTCAACTGACCGCGATGGCACATTGCCTTATAGTTTGACACGCTCATGATGGCAGCACTGCCATCTGCGCCCACACTCGTAAGGTCATTTGCCGATATACACAATATTCTTCCGTAATACTCCATTGTTTCTGTACTCTTCGGTGCGTCATAGTCGCACCGCTTTACTGTTCCTAATTTGTCACTACAAGCTCTTAGCCATCAAGTCCACACTCTCCTGCATCTTCATGAACTCAGGTATGCTCATCTTAGCACTACCTCTCTGCCATTCCATGCCATCTATCTCCACCTCATACTCACCATCCTCATTGGCAATATCCACTATCAGCCTCACTCTCGGACCGAACTTCTGAATCATGATACCCTCGCTGCTCTCGTAACTCGTTTCCAGCGCGGTGTCATCACCCACCACATGACCACCCATCTTCAAGGCTGCCATGCGTATCTTCATACACTTGGGAGTGTCGTTCTCATAATTGAGTGCCTTCCACACCCATACTCTGCTGCATCCGAAGATCTTCATCAGCTTCTCACGCATTTCTTTGTCAATCGCAATGTACTTTTTCATTTCCTTATCATTTTTAGTTATAGTTTTCTATTTCCTATGCCGATTTCGGCAGTTCCGTTCGGTGAGTCATTGACTCGCCGTCTTCTCGCCACCGTTACCTGCGTTTTTCCGCAGGGCATACTACCATCCATACTCATGCTCCAGTGTTCCAGCACATCCTACCACAAGCAACAATAGCACACAAAGCACAATACTGCCTATGAAATCTCTAACAGTGAAGACCACTTCTTCGTCTCCATCCATGCGAACAAACATAACCTTGTCCAACATTCGCTTGATTTTACCTTTTTCCATTTTTTAACCGTTATTTTTATGTCAAATCACGCCTTTTTCGTATATTTGGCGCGTATTAACATTGTTAATTCGGTTGCAAAGATAGGAAATTTTCCAATACCAACAAAAGAAATTAGATTATTTTCTATTTTTAACGAGAAAATTTTCAAAATATGGCAAATATAGTAACAAGAATTAAAGATTATATTGATTATAAGGGCATCAGTGTGTTTGCTTTCGAGAAAAGCGTCGGCATGTCCAATGCCTCATTTGGCAAGAGCTTAAAAAATGGAGGAGCCGTCGGTTCTGATAAATTAGAAAATATCCTAAGTGTATATTCGGATATTTCCCCTCATTGGCTCCTAACTGGAGAAGGCGAAATGCTCATCACATCTGCAAACTCCACCTTACAATCCAACAATTCTGCCTCATTCACAGAACTTCTCACTATGATCAATGACCTGCAGAAGCGAAATGAATCTCTCTCCATGCAACTCGGAGCTGCACAGGAACGCATACGACAACTCGAAGAAACAAAAGGGGTAGAGTCTGTCCATGCGGAAGAACTCGCTCCTGCTGCGGTTGGCTGACACACCCCCTCATCATCCCCATCAGGTAGCACCACCACCGTTCCCGAGGCTTCTACCGAGGGCACACACCAAAACCACCCGACACGCACACCCCCTCCCACACACCTCCATTTTACACGCACGCACCCCATTTTAACCCCAAATTATCATACCATATCCTCCTAAAACCCTCACATACACACGCATACGCATATATAATATAATGTGTAAACCCAAAAATATAGGGTTATACATCCCCCTCTATATTCCCAAATTCAGCACAAACGCCAATATTCCGACCATTACACCCCTTTTCTACGCACCCCTAAAAATCGCCAAATGTAACCCTAAATGTAACCCTAAGTTTTCAAAAAATGTAACCCTAAACTGCAACCCTAAATGTAACCCTAACCTATTTTTTAACACTTTCCATTGCACACCATACCCCAATAGTGTGCAAAAACAAACAAGATGCGCACCACCTGAGCCACAAACCCAGATGATGCGCATCTTGCCTTCTTCAGACAGCCGTCCTTGGCTGTCACCACCACCGCTCCCCACAACCCACCGTGAGGCTCTAAAACCGCTCTAAACGCCCCAAAAACAGCGTTCTAACGCCATTTCAACGCCCTTTAGACCTCTTGCTCCTACCTCCCGACACAAGCGTCCCTTGCTTGATCATCGCTTTCTTAGTCATCACTGTTCCGCCACCGCTTAATCCTGCATGAAGCAGATAACTCTTACTCACGCCTATCTCCTCAGCATCCAGTACCGAGAAAACCGCAGTTATACTACTGAAATAGAAGTCTTTGCATTTTCCTATCAGATGCACATGTATTACCTTTGCCATATTCCTGTCATTTATCCAGGTTCACACCCCTGTATATTCCATCAAATCCGTCCTATACCCTATGTAAACCCTATGTTATTTGACTGCAAATATACCAAATAATCATTATATGGAATATATTCGCATTGTTAAACATTCCAAAACCCAACAAAAAAAGCGGTCACACCGACCGCCAGATCCTCAGAATCACCCACCCATATTGCACCTCTCCAAGTCCCCCATGTAAACCATCCCTCCGTCTTTACATCCCATTAGCACCCCGATGTAAGCCCAACGTAAACCAATGTAAGCCCCCGAACCATTTCGTTTTTCTCGACCTCAATCCCTACCATCCATCTAACTCCATGTTATCCAACTCCTTGCCGATTCCACAGCCTCCAACTCCTCTAACCGCTTCGTTTTATGCCCCATATATATTATCTTGACTGGCTATATGAAATTTCCATGTGTGAGGAGTTACCTCCAGAAATGATATATACTCTGACAAAGATGGAAGAACAAGGCTTCTAC